AGAAATCCGCAGGGCGAGGGAAGACAAGTCGACTAACCCTACTCAACTGATTATTTGCCTTATATACAATAACGTTATAAAATTAAGCATATGAATATTGAGAAATCTCTTTGGTCTTCGCATGGCGACAACATCACGTTGTCCGTGCCATTTACTAAAGTTAACCGTGAAAAACGGACAGTTTCAGGTTTTGCAACGCTTGATAATCTTGATCAGACTGGCGACGTAGTCACCTCTGAGGCAAGCATTAAAGCATTCGAAAGTTTCCGTGGAAACCTACGAGAGATGCATCAACCAGTTGCGGTGGGCAAAGTAGTTTCTTTTAAACCAGAAGCATACTATGACCCAAAGTCAAAAGAGTTTTACAATGGAGTTTATGTAGATGCATATATTTCAAAAGGAGCTCAAGACACCTGGGAAAAGATTCTTGATGGAACACTACAAGGATTTTCTATTGGCGGAAAAATTATTGATTCTGACAACGAGGTCAATAAGGCAACAGGAAAGACTATAAGATTTATTAAGGACTACTCCCTAATGGAGTTGTCAATTGTAGATTCGCCAGCAAACGAACTCTGCAATATCGTATCAATATCAAAAAGAAATGGACAGCTAGTGTTTAAAGGAATGGCAGCAGAGATTGTTACCGAAAACATTTTTTATTGTGATGAGTCTGACTCAGTATTCATTTCTACAGAATCGTCATATGATTCCCCAGTTACAGGAAAACCTGCAACACTAATAGGATGGGTAGAGTCTAATGATGTTAACAAAGCGAAAGAGATAGATAGAATTCTTGATTTATATAAAAAGTCAAGATTGTCGATGCCTGAAACACAAATTGCAAAACAGGCAGACATAGAAGGAGGTAAAGAAGTGTCAGATAACACAGAAACAGTTGTTGATAATGTCGAAAAAGCTTATGAAGCAGCAGACGTTATTGCAGCGCAAGCAGCAGCTGGTCTAGCACCCGCTCCAGCAGAAGCCGCAGCAGAAGTTGTTAAAGAAGTTTCCGCTGAAGCTGATGTTGAATCAGAAGACGCTTCTGCCGAGACTCTAGAAAAAGCAGCCGACGTATCCGAAGTTGTGGTTGATGAACCTGATTTTGCAAAGATGCTTGGCGATCTAAAAGGCTTTTTCTCAGAAACGTTAAATAAGGCTTCAGAGGCAAATGCTGTTCAGGTTTCAGCTATTAAAGAAACAGTTGAAACATTCAGCAAGAGCGTTGATAGCCGTATTTCAGAATTGGCAGAACAACATGCAGCCCTTTCAAAGGCTGTAGAAGATATCAAGAACACGATTGATGGCGTAGAAAAGCGTGTCGATGCAGTAGAATCAGAGACTGCAATTAAGAAGTCCTCAGACCTTGGCGGGTCTCAGGAAGTTACAATCAAAAAATCAAAGTGGAACGGTTCTTTCCTCGGTTCCGTAACAGAACTAATTAAATAAGGTAGGTGAAATATAATATGAGTAATGAAACATTAGAAAAGGCAATTGCAGCAGGTACAACTGCTACAGCTACATTTGCTTCCACCGCAGGTGGAACTGGTGTACACCGTGCCTCTGAAGCAGGTAATGGTGGTCTTTTAAATGCAGAACAATCAGCCCGCTTTCTTGATTATATGTTCGACGCAACCGTAATTGGAAAAGTCGCCCGTACAGTCAGAATGAGAAGCGATACATCTGAAATTGATCGCATGTCCGTTGGTGAGAAGCTTTTGGCTCTCGCAACAGAAGGAGATGCAACTGGAGCAAATTCACCAGTGACTTTCTCCAAGATCTCTCTAACAACTAAAAAGCTTCGTCTAAACTGGGAAATTTCAAGCGAGTCTCTAGAAGACAACATTGAAGGTCCAGATCTAGAAGATCACATTGCAAGACTTATTGCAACACAAGCAGGTAATGACGTTGAGGACGTAGTCCTTAATGGAGATACCGCTTCAACAGATAACCTTTACAAGTCATTTGATGGTGTTGTAAAGAAAGCAAAGGCAAGTGGTATCGTAGTAGCTGGCGCAGGTGCAACAGTATCTCGTGAGCTATTTAACAAAGCACTTAAGGCTATGCCACGTAAGTACAAGCAACGCCGTGCAGACCTAAGATTCTTGGCAGGTTCAAATCTGATTCAAGATTTCTTGTTTGCAAACAGCATTGGTACAAACCAGACAATTCCACAAGATATTGCATCAAGCATTATCCGTGGACAAACTGAGTCACTTGGTGGCCCAGCAGGCTTCGTAGCACCTTTTGCATTTGGAATTCCAATTGTTGAAGTTCCTATGCTAAAAGAGGACCAAACAGGTACATACACAACCCCATCAGGTTCACATGGTGACATTCACTTGACATTCCCAAATAACGTAGTTATTGGTATCAAGCGTGATGTAACTGTCTATCGTTTCTTCCAGCCACGTAAGGATTCCATCGAGTATACAATGTACACTCGTGTTGGAACCCAAATCGAGCAGGCAGAAGCATGGGTAGTCGTTAAAGACGTTAAGGTTGCTTCCTAATAAATAGGATTTAAACCCGCTAAAAGCCCCCTAAATTAATTTTTGGGGGGCTTTTCATTTTAATTTACTAATGATATAATTGTTTAAAGTAGAAATAGGAGAACACATGTCATTTGAGACATTAAAGATAGCTGATTTAAAAAAGATTGCAGAGGACTTTGCAGTCGAGGTAGACGGCTTAAAAAACAAAGCCGACATTATTGCTGCTTTAGCAGAAGAAGGCGTTACTTGGTCTGTATATAACAAGACCATAGAAAATATGGAAGAAGAAGATATGTCAACAGAAGTTCTACCAAAGTTTGACCCAAAAGCAGAGCAACCAGAAAACACAGTTTTAGTAAGAATGACTAGACACAATTTTAGGTATGATACTATGGGATTTACTTTTACAAAAGAGCATCCATTTGTTGCAATGAGCAATGATGAGGCTCAAGAAATTTTTGATAAGGAGGAGGGCTTTAGATTAGCAACTCCAAGAGAGGTACAGGAGTACTACAACTAATCTAGCCTTTTAAATGGCAGAGATATTAGTAGGTTCACAGTCTCCAATAACCCATAAGGTTTTTTGGAATGGAGATGTTGCAAACGCACAGTCTGCGCCAACCGTAAAAATTTACGACGTAACGCAGGACCCTGCAGTAACTCCTCCAATTCTTACAACAACGGTTTTACAGACCCTAACATCTACATTGGATGAAAATAATCCAGGGACATATTCGGTTAATGTTCCATATACATATACAGATAGAAATAGAACACTAAGGCTTAAATGGGAATACGTGGTGGATGGAATTTCTGTTGTTAAAACAGAGGATGTTTTTGTCACAACCCCATATGTTGATTTTAATCATATTCACGATCTAGGATTTAGCTCTGATTCTTCAGACCCAGGATATCGTTCATATGCAGAATTAATTAGGGCAGAAAGATATGCCCGAAAACAAATAGAGGAATACACAGGACAACATTTTTATTTGTATGATGATGCTTATGTAATCTATGGCTGTGAATCGGACACGCTTCCACTTCCAGCCAAAATTAATAGTCTACAAAAATTATATGTAAAAGACATTTTGCTTATAGATAATTTAGCTAGTCCAGCAGTAAATAATTGGGGACTAACTGTAAATTTAACTGAGACAAAATTTGGTCTAAGAGTAGACAGGTCAAGCACACTAGACAATGCTGTATACATTGCAAACGGAATGGTGCCTCCAACAATTCATGATTATGCTGGAATATTTAAGTCTGGGGTTCCATACAAAGTGCAAGGAAGATTTGGCTGGAGCTCTGTACCCCAAAATGTAGAACAAGCAGCGGCGGAACTAATGAAAGACTATTTCTCAAAGGATACCGTATGGAGAAACAAGTATGTAAAGAATATATCTACATTTGATTGGGACTTTGAGTATACAGGAAATGCCTATACTGGCACAGGAAATTCATTTGCAGATAACTTGCTAGCAGATTATATCTTGACAGCTAAAGCAGAGATAATATAATGAGCAGTATCGTAGACTCTGTCTTGTCTATGAATTTAGATGTATATAGACAGTTTGAAATCCAGGATTCTGACACAGGCGCAATAGTCAGAAATTGGAATTTTTACAAAACAGTTCCCTGCCATGTAAAAGGAATTATTAGTAACTCTGCTACTACCAGATCTGGGGATAAGCAGGTATTCTCTAATAAATATTTAAACGATCAAATTATTCAGGTTAGAACTGCAGATAAATTGACTATTAGAGAAAAGGTTACAAACATTAGAGATTCTGACGGTAGTGTAATTTGGAATGAAATTAATTATCCTAACGAAACTCCTACAGTATTTGAGGTAATGGGAACTACACCAGTAACCGACCCATTTGGTCGTGTTATTGCATACAATTCATCTATGAAGAGATCGGAGAATCAGCAAATTGGACAATAGCGGATTACTGGTTCAGGCATCGAGCGGGCTAGAGAGAATGATGTATGCCAATCAGAAGGGACCTTTAAAAGATAGCACAGTAGCCCAAGTGTCAGCATATGTATACTATGAGGCAGCCGTATTATCTAAATTAACATCAAATGCTCAATTTAAAGGAGCATTTACAAAAGTAATATTTGATCAGATAAACACAGATTTTGGAAATTATATAGATGCCCTTGCTAGGGCAAGAACTAAATCTTTACACCATGTGTATGAGTGGAAAAGAACTGGTGTCCCAACAGCAAGACTTTTTAAATTAAATAAAGTGTCACAAGAAGGATTATCTTTTAAAATAAATTATGAATTTCTTCCCTCACGATCAATGGTTCCTTCTTCTACAAGAAAGCGTAGACATGTTTTTGTAAACAAAGCTGCAGTGATAGAGGCAGGAAAACCTCTTGTCATTAGGCCTAAAAACGCTGAACGCCTAGTATTTGAGTATGATGGAGAGGTTGTATTTATGCCAAAAGGTAAACCTGTTACGGTCAGAAGACCTGGCGGATCTGGTGCTACAAACCAATTCACCCTTGCACACTCAAGATTTTTTAGTGGCAACCTAGTAAACCAATCAATTAAAAGATCTGGATTCCAAAGACTATTTAATTCAGGAATTACAAAAGCATTAAGGGTTCCGTCTAATATTAAAAAAGTTCAATATTCATTTTCGCCAAATATGATTAGATCTCAAGCAGATTCTGCACTTATGCTTGCCTTTGGAGGTGCAATGTGACGGCTAACTATAAGCTAGATGCAATGCTAGAGCTTCGCAAGTATCTGTGGAAAGAACTTTATACCCGTAAGATTTTTGACAAAGACGACTATTGGTCTGACAATCTAAATGAAAATATTGTGCCAATTATACCTGTTCAGCAAGTAGCTGAAATGAATCAATTTTTGAGCGGGAAGAAACACATAGTCTATGACAAGATAGGACTATCCTATGAGGAAAACTGGCTAATATGCTGTGAACAAATCTTGTTTAACATATATTCCACATCCGTGGCGGATATAATCGAGATCCGAAATTATATGACAGACGAATTTAGACGCATGGATGATTCCGCTAGGGACATAAACAAATGGGCAGACCTATCTAACAAATTTAAGTTCCACAGCATATTTATAGCCGACATATCGCCAACCGCTCCTTCAGAGGAGCTTCAAGGGTTCTTTTCGGCTGAAGTTATATTAGAGGTCAAATATTCTAGAATCACAGATAGCGTAGGCAGGTTTGCCTAGAGTTTGCCTTTTTAGGTGTTATGCAATAAACTTATCCTACAGAGGAAAGAAGCCTAGCCAGCTTCGGTTTACGATTTAAATATATATATATATTGAAATATAGGAGGTAACAAAACTATGGCACAATCCGTAGGTAATGCTAAAAATATTCTTGTTGGTGCATCTCCGTTGTTCTTGTCAAACATTGACATTAACGATGCAGATTACATCTCAAACGCAGAGCCAGGTGTAGCTATTGCTGCTTCAGCAACAGCACCAAAAACAGTAGGAGTTCCAGCGTTTTCATCAGGTGTATCATATACAACTACACTAAATAACGTTGCTCAAGTGGCAGGTGAGTTTGGATACCGCAACGTTGGTTTTACCAACAACGGTCTTCAAGTTACATATAACCCAACATTTGATTCAGTCACCGTAGATCAGTTACTTGATACAGCTAAACTGTTCAAGTCAGCTATGGAGGTTATGATTGCAACAGAAATGTCAGAGGGTACTCTTGAGAACATCGCAGCAGTATTTGGACAAGGAGCAGGAACTCTTTCAACAACAGGAACTGGATTAACAAAGGTTGACACCCTTGGTCTTGAGGCAGGTGCACTTGGTGCAGCTCCAACCGAGCGTCAATTGATTGCAGTTGGACAGGCTCCAACCGCAGCAGCAACCGCAACAGAGCGTATCTATTATGCACGTCGAGTATTGTCAGTACAACAGTCACAATTCTCACTTGCTCGTACGACTCCAACCACATTCCCAGTAACCTTCCGTCTTCTACCAGATGCCAACAAGGCAGGTACAGAATACGGCAAGATTATTGACCGTGTATTAGTAGCATAATAAATCTAATTTATTAGATATCTAGTAAAACCCCCAATTTATTGGGGGTTTTATATTTGTGTTAGTATATTCCTTTTAGTATAATGATTGGGAATAGATCCTAGGAGGACCTAAATTGGCAACAACAGTATATAACA